AGGCAAAAGAAAAGGGCCGCGCAATGGCGGCCCCTTGAAGTGTGGTGTGGTGTGGCGACTAGTTGAACAATCGAATGAGCTGCATCCGAATCCAACGGGCCGCGACTAGGTGCGGCCTATTCATCCGAGCCAGCAATACGACTCGCTCTTGCTCAAGCTGGCGAATCCGCGCCAAGCTTTCCTGCACATGGGCGCTGGCACTAGGTGACAAGGTGACTGTGATATTCATATCCATATGACTAGACTCCTATGTTAGATCGCCAGCATATCATCACCACAGCGACAGGCAACAAAAAACCCGGCACAATGGCCGGGTCAATTGAGTGATGCAGCTTAATTGATTATCGTGGTTCGATCTTATCGCAGATCGGGAAATCGCTTTCCTCATATGCGTAGATCGGACCATTCGCGCCATCGCATCCATATCCAACTAGGCTAGGGGCAGGGAATGCAATGTTGATGATTCCGACAGCAAAAACGATACCAGCAAATGCGCCCATAAACTCTTTCATGTTAGACTCCATTTCTAAACGATGATTCGTTCTACCACGACAGAATGACGCGTCAATTAAAATCTATCCATTGTCCATCGCTAGGCCGTTTGTATTGGCGACCCGTTCCGTTTGGGAACATTGCCTTGTGCCTGTCCATAGCAACGATTGCGTTTGCTGCCTCTTGAGCATCAAAGCATAGGCCGCGACCATTGCGGGTATATTTGAACAAATAGATTTGCATTGGATTATCCCTTAATCAATCGGGCAATCGGGCCCGAAACTTTACTATCGCCAGACTCTAGTCGCTGGAATTGTCGCCAGCTTATGCCTAGCCATTCGGCAGCTTGCTCTTGAGTCATTCCCTTATTCTGTCGCCATGCTTTGACAGATTGATTGTTCATGCGAATTGCCCCCAATCTTTGCCTTTTAGATAGGCATCCTGTGACGCAATGTAGTGATCTCTTGCGTTGCGATAGATCGAATGCAGCGATTCCAATTCGGGAGTTGCAATTCCCTTGCTAGTATATCGGAATGTGCTGGCATTCTTTTCGCCATATGTGCGGATAATGGCGTCAAACCAATTGTCGTCTGCAGCGACCATTGCGTGATAAGCTGCATCTCTTGCTGCCATCAAAGTTTCCAAAGCACTCATTAGATCGACTCCCTGATGAGTTGCCGCATTCCCTTGATTGTATCGGCAGCGCCAACTCCTATTGCGTAATACATTCCGCTAATCTCATTCCGCCAAATGATCTTGCCGCGATATTCTGCGATAAACATTAGTCAGACTCCCTTTCATAATGTGCGGCAAGTTCACGCCAATCCACAGCGGAAAGATCGATCATATCGCTAATGAATAGGCGCTGGCCCCCTGGCAGCAAATCAAATGCTTCCTCCAAAAACTCTTCAACGTCATTCCGCATTGTTTCGGCATCAATGGTTTCGCCATTATCCCAAACCAGCGACCCCCAATAATCACCCCAATGCAGATTAACTTTCCAAGTTTCCCAATTCCGCCAGCCATTGCATCTATTGTCTGTCATTTCATATACCCTTAATCTGCAAACAATTCAGAATATTCAATTTCGATTTCGTTTTCTGGCATCTCTTTATATTCTTCGCGCATCCAATTTCCAAACATGACGCGCAAATCCCTTTCACTCATCATTTCCCATTGCGCTTGAATGAGTGATTCGATTTTTTGTTCAATTGTCATTTCAAACTCTCCTACCGCTAAACTTAATAAAAGGATTCCCATGATTGCGGCACATGGTTCGGACCATTTTCTCCCGCCAGCCATTCGCTAGTCAATGCAGGATTGGCACCCTTTAGATACAGGCGACCCCCAACATACCAGCGTAATTGCGTTCCGCGATTGGTTTTAACGTAACGCGCAATGCGCTTTCCCTTGGGGGTGAAATCCGCATCGCTGTGAATGACGATAGAGATCATGGCTAATTCCGTTCCGTTTGTGATGCATCCTTTTAAGCACGACGAAATGGCGTGGTCTAATGAAAAAAACAGATCAATGATCGGACATTGATCGAATACGTCAATATGTCGTGCAGGGTGGATGCAGGGCACGGAATGCGAATGCGGGCTCTCACCCCCATACGATTACTGGGCCAAAACCCCCATACGATTTATGGGCCAAAAATTAGGGGGCCGCGCCGCAGCGGACCCCCATACGATTTATGAGGCTTCGCCCCTATACGATTTATGGATCAAGCCGCAGCCCGCACCCCAACCATCTTCGCGCACTCATTCGACCAGAACGCGAAGTCATAGACCGCTTCGCCCTTGTCATCGTAATGCTCAAGACCTTGCCTGGATGCATTCGCCAGCACCAGCATGAGATCGTTCAGCAGAGCCAGTGCGGCTGCGTGATTGGGGCTATCAGCGTTAAGGTTATCGTTCAAAGCAGCATTCCTTTTGATTGAGCAAATTCAATCGGGTCTTTTGCGCCCTTACTCATATTACACGATGGGCATAGTAGCTGAACATTGCTATCAATGTTAGCCCCTCCAAGAGCCAGTGGAATAATGTGGTCTAAATGATATTTTCCAAACTTTGATCGGCAATATACGCATTGCCCGTTTTGAGCCATCATAAGAGAGGACACTATATTTTTTGACAGCCTTCCATTTGTATTTGCAATCCTAGCCCTTCTTGCATTGCAAGAACGAATGGATTTTTCCTTAACCTTATTAGGGTTTTTTAACTCCCATTGTTTAATCATACTTCTATGGGCATCCCTATTATTCTTTCTCCAATTTTTAAGCAGTTCTTTATGTCTTTGCTTGTTTTCAGCAATCCATGCCTTATTTGCAGACAGGCGCCTGTTTTTATGTTTTTGATATGATGATTTTGCACATGCCTTGTGACATTTTTTGCAGCGCCCGGAAGCATAGCGATCAGCCTCACCGCATTTACGGCAAGGCTTGACAGGGTTCTGGTCTGATGTAGTGAATGGATCATTCATCGACGCGGCTCCATCGCGTTGGTGTGGGCGACCGGGACTGCAATCCTTGGTCGCCCTTTGTTTTATGGCAGATTGCTGCCTATGTCTACATCCTACTCATGTATCGTTGCAGAATACGATTAAAATGAGTTGGCAAGCTATATGACACTTGTTTTTCTCCAACCTCAAAATACTGATATCGCTTCTGGTATTGCACGTTTCTGGCGAAGACAAGCATAATCCGCGTCGATGACCCGGTGCGCTCACCAATGGCAATGGGAACGCCGCCACGCTTGATGACGTAGTAGCTAGTCCCCTTGCGGTCCTTCTGGCGGTTCTTGGGCATCGACTGCCGCGCCATTTCAGACAGAGCGCCAAGCTGGTGCAGCATCTGGGTATACCGCGCACCAGAAATGTCTCCAGAACCGTTCTTAGGGTAATCGCTACCCATGATGGTGTAGCCGCCGACATTGTAGCCGATCTGATTTAGCTTGCGCTCAGACCGCTTCTGAGAGCGCGACCCACCAAACACATGGGGCTTCACGATGTCCTCTGGCGATTTGCCGACCGGGAAGAACTCAAAGTACGTCCCAGCCTTATTCACCCCTTGGCCCATCTTGCCACCAGGATAACGCTTCTTCAGCCCGCGCATGACGTATGGCGTGGGATTGTTGAAGACCGCCTTCATTTCCATCGTCTGCCGGGTGTGCAGATCGTCAACCGTGTCTGACAGCGATGCGCGTACAACCTTGCTGATGACATTCGGCAGATCGGCAAGCTGACGCAGCTTTCTATCGAAGTCGCTAGTATCAACTTGCATCGCCAGCATGGGTTAGTCCTCTGCTTCCTCGAACTCGCCACAGAAATTATGCGGGCTAGTGATCGGATTGTAGAACCGGGGGCGACCCGCATCATCCAGATGCGTAAAGACCGGCGGCATTCGCTTGCAATACCCGTGGGTAATTGCATGAGCCGGGCTGTACCAGGCGCAATTAGAACAAACATCATCCTTCATTATCTAGCTTCCCGATCAATCGCTCGATGTACCAGTGCGCTTTGCGCAAGTCTTCAATACCGTTTTTTCGCTTCCAGCGCCATAGGTACTTAATGGCATTGGCGGTGCAAACCGCCTCAATCCCGCTCAGTCCTTCAGTCGCCGCTTCGAGCGCATCAATGCACTCGACCTTACCTTGGTAGTGGGGGGGCTTGTTAACCATGTCTGGCATCATGCCTTCCTTCCATAAAACTGAGTGTCATGGTTTGGCACATCACAAAACAGATACCAGCAGCAATTGTCTTTACCGGTCATCTTGCTGCCCGGTATCCACTTCACCCGGCCAACACTGACGATTGCCTCTAGCCGATCCAGATAGGGGATAGCATGCTTGGTGTGCATCCAATCGGCATCGAACAGGAGCCATGTCGGAGCTTGCGCCGACAGGTGCTCAAT